AGGTTAACCGACCTAGCGAGGTTTTGAGCAAACCGATTTGACGACTAACTTGGGGTATAGGCATGGAGGATAAGCACTTGGAACCAGTAAAAAAGACCCGCCAAAAAGATGTAGCGGCTGCGTTGAATTGCAGCGCGGAGTCGCTGCGAACTTGGTCAAAGTTGAAGGGCGCGCCTGCATCTTGGGACATCGCGGAATGGCGGCGTTTCGTTGACACGAACAACCTCAACAAAGGCAATTCGGTTAGCCTCGCAACGCTCAAGGTCGAGATCGCCCATGAGGAACTGAAAAAGAAGCGCCGCGAAAACTCCGTCGCGGAAGGCAAGATGATCGAAGAGGGAACGGTGCAGGACTTTCTGCGCGACTGGATGGCGAAGCTGGACATGGCCCTAACGTCCGAGCTTGAGGTAAACGCACCGCCCCTGCTTGCAGGCAGGTCGGTTGTGGAGGTGCGCGAGAAACTGCGCGAGGTACACGACAAGATCAGGGATGCGACCAAAAACGGTCTGCTGAAATGGACGCCGGGGCAATGAAAGACAGAACGCAGTGGCTTGATTCGATTTGCGTGCTGCCGAGTCCTGACCGGCGCAAGATCTGGCAATGGGCGCACGATGCCATTGCGGAACTTCCGGCTGCGTATGCCATCCGTGGGCGGTTCAGTGTGGAAAACTCGCCGTGGCTCAAGGCTCCGTTTGAAAGCTGCCAAGATCCAAGGGTCAGGCGCACGACCGTCAGCAAGGCAGTGCAAAGCGGCGGCACGCTGCTGGCTGAAATCGTGGCTGCATGGCGCATGGTCAACGATCCCGGCCCATCCACCTTTACGTTGCAGTCTGCGGAAATGGCGGCGATTGAGGGCAAGACCCGCATCTTCCCGTTGTTTGAGGCGATACCACAGATCGCCCGACTACTCCCCCGTCCCGGCCCGCTCCGCACCCAGACGGAGGTATTCTTTCCCGGTGGATCGTTTTTCATCCTCAACTCCGCAAACCTTTCCCACCAGCAGTCGCAGTCGGTGCGGTGGAAATATAACGACGAGACTTGGTTAAGCCAGTGGGCGGACGTTTACGAAGATGCCTGCCGCCGCGTGACGGCATTTGAGCAGCAAGGCATTTCCCATATCCTCGACATCAGCCAGGGCGGGCTTGATTCGGATGACGGTCGCCCGTGCTGGGCCACGTGGAGCTTCCGGCAGGGGTCAATGGAGGAATGGGGCGCGCTGTGTCGCGTATGCGAAAAGCCCATGCCGCTGCACTTTCACCAGCGCATGATTGACGAACCGGAGCGCAGGGCTGGCGTGGTATGGGCGGAAGACGCGAAGCGGGATGACGGCACCTACGACGAGCGCAGGGCGGCGGAAACCGTCCGCTTTGTGTGCCCGCATTGCGGCGCGGACCACGAGGATACGGAAGTGACGCGGGCGGCATGGCGCAAGACGGGGCGCTACATCTGCACGCGCGAGGATGCGCCCGCAGATTGGAAATCATACCACTGGGAGGCGGTGGCGGCGCATTCAATGCGCCTGCTTGCCCTTGAATGGTGTCAGGCTGAAAACGTATTTCATCGGATGGGTGACGACAGTTCCCGCCGCAAATTCAAGCAGAAGCGCGAGGCCCGCCCGTGGAAGGTTGAGCGGCAGACAATCTCACTGAGCGGCGGGAATAGTGAGCACACAACCGCGCAGTATTGGAACGGCGAGCGGGTCGAGGGCGAACTGCACCGCTTTATGACCATTGACCGCCAGCAAACCCATTTTTGGGTGGAGGTCGGGGCATGGACACAAGCGCCGGAATACTGGCAACTCTACTTTGGGCGGGTGGATACCATTGACCAAGTGCGGGCGATCCAGTTGCGGTACGGCATCCCAGATTCATGCGTGGCGCAGGACCGTCGCTATCAGCAGGCGATGGTTGATGCCGACTGCCTGCGGTTCGGTTGGCGCGGCATGGAGGGCGTGAAAAAGAAGACTTGGACGCTGCGCAACGAAACTACGGGCAACCTGGAGAACTTTCCGCATTCCGATGTGCTTTGGTCGGCGGTCGGCGGCGGAAGTGTCCCCTACTATCAATTTTCGTCAAACCACTGCAAAGACATCGTCGCCAATGCGGCTGGCGGCAAGGGGTTTAGGTGGAAGCTGCCAAAGGACGTAAACCCGCTGTACCTTGAGCATTTGAAGGCAGAGGAAAAACGCGAAGTCCGCACGGGCGTCTGGGAGTGGGTGGAAGTTAAGCAGAACCACAATCACGGATTCGACACGAGCGCCTTGATGGTTTGCATTGCGATCATCGCCGGCCTTGTGCGCTTTACCTTAGAAAGCGACAAGTAACCCGCCCCTCTTTTGACGAGTGCCGCCAATCATATGGCCGGCTCGTCAAATGCTTTCATCGGTTTGCCCATTGCCACGCTCACGGCGTTGCAGACCGCCTACGTCAGCGCCTTGACCGCGCTCGCGTCAAATCAGTCGTACTCGCTCAACGGTCGCGCCCTGACGCGCGCCAACCTCGCCGACGTAAAGGCCGCGCTTGGCGAGATCAACGCGGCGATTGCCTACGAGAACGGCGACACGAACGACCAAACCCTTGTTTCGTTCACAGGCCGGTAACACTTGACGCACATGGAAGCACCCAAACTGGCGGAAATCGTCTCGCGGCTCCCTTGGTACGAACGTGCCATCGCGTCGGTTGCCCCCGGCGTGGGGCTGCGTCGGCTGGAAGCGCGCGTGCAGAAGCGCCTTTTCGAGTATCAGGCGGCACAGGCCGACCGTCTCTACGCCCCGCACACCTACGGGTATTCGGCTGAAAGCACCAAGACAGCGTGGGACCGCGTAAAGATGATGTGGGAGGCGCTGGACTTGGTGGAAAACTTCCCGCCCGCCAAGGCCGCGATTAACCGTTACGGCACGTTCCTGACCCCGACTGAGTACGCCCCGTCCACCGGCGACCGCAACTACGACCTAATGGTCGCGAACTACTTCCACGATTGGTGCAAGCGCGCCGATGTGACGGGGCGGCACTCGTTCCGCAAGCTCGTGCAACTGGGTGCCGAGATGCGCCCCGCCTATGGTGACTGCGGTTTTGCGCTGCGCCGGACGAGCGGCAAGCAGGAGTTCAAGATTCAACTGATCCCCGGCGACCGCATCGGCAACCCGAACGAGGTGCCGCAGAGCGACTTGCCGGATGGGCGCAAATACTATTCCGGCGTAATCGTTGATCGCGTCGGCAAGCCCACAGCCTACCGCATCTTCACCGTCACCTCGTCGGGCCAGTACGACCACCCAGAGGACATCCCGGCCAATGTTTTTTTCCACTACTTCGACCCGTTCCGCGTCGATCAGTACCGTGGCGTGACCGACTTCCACGCCGTCGCCCGCACGGCTCGGATGCTGCATGACATCCTGGAGGCGGAAATGGCGGGCGTTCGCTTCGCCTCGCAGAATGCCGCGCTCGTGTTCACGGAGCGCGGTCAGGCCGCGTCCCGCAACGTGTTTACCCCGCAGAATGCCGTTGCGCAGGCGAACGGCCAGATGCCCAAGCACGAGGAAAGCCAGGTTGCGAACATCAAGTACCTCTACAGCGGCGACAAGGTGGAGGTCATGCCGTCGCGCCCCGGTTCCAGCTTCAACGGTTTCGTGGATGCGCTGATGAAGGACATTGCGCTGGGACTTGGCGGGTATCCGGCGGGCGTCTTGTGGGGCACGCAGGACTTCAAGGGACCAAGCGTGCGCGCCGAGTTTGCGCAGGCGGATCGCGTGAACACGCGCCATCAGGGCATCCTGAGCGACAAGATCCTCGACCCGATCAAGAATGCCGTGGTGCTGGACGCAATCGCCCGTGGCGAGATCGAGCCGCCGAAGCGCGAGAAGGGCGAGACGCCCGAGCGCCAGATTATCCGCGCAACCCGTGGCGCATTCCGCTTCCCGCCGCGCCTGACGATTGACGTTGGCCGCGAGTCCGTGGCGCGCATCAGCGAACTGAACAACGGCGCAGGATCGTTGCAGGAGATCGCCGCTGAGGACGGCAAGGACGCATTCACGCGCCTTGAGGAAAAGGCGCAGGCTGCGGCGTGGATCAAGGAACTGGCCGAGAAGTACGATGTGCCGGAAACCGCCATGATCCTTCCCGGTGGTCAGTTGCCGCAGACGCCTGCCGCCGCCGCCGCGATCGGCGAGGAAGCGGGCGAGGCCGCCGCAAAGGCGCAGGCTGACTCTGCCCCCACCGCCAGCCAACCCGAGCAGAAGACCCCTGCCCCCGAGCGCCCGTCACTTGCTCAGCTGATCGCCGGTCCGCGCGCCCGCCGCGCCGCCCGCGCCAAGGATTTCGCGCTCAAAAATGAACGCCTCGCCATGCTGCGCCGCGCCTCTGGCGATTTGACGGCCAACGCCAAGCGGATGCGCAGCGCGTTTGAACACCTCGCCAATTAAGGAGCTACTATCATGCCCGACACAGCCGCACCCAATACCGACCACCAAGACGAGATTCTGCTCCTAGCCGAAAAGATCGGTGAGGTTTCCGACCGCCTAGCGCAGATCGAAACCGAGTTTACCGCGCAGACCGCCCCGCTGGATACGGCTCGCGGGGTGCAGGAAAGCGCCGTTGCCGCACTAAGCGCTGCGCTGACCGGCATCAAGGCGCTCAATTTCCACGTTCTCGACAACAACCTTGGCGCAGTCAGCAAGCGCGTGGAGGAAATCCAGCGGCAGGCGGACGCCGCGTTGCGCGCCATCGAAACCCGCATCGCGGAACTAAATGCCGCCCGTGAGGCCGACAAGAAAGAGATCGTTTGGCGGGTGGCGCAGAGCGAAACGCAGCGCACCGAGCTTGCGCAGAAGCGCGACGAGGACGCCAAAGCATTTGAGGCGAAGGTCACGGAACTGCGGGGCGCGATTGAGTGGGCGCAAAAAACGCTCGCCGCTGAGATCGCCAACGCCCGCAAGGAATTTGCCGCGCCGCCGAGCTTCAACCCGCGCGGCCCGTGGAGCGCCGCCGAAACCTACGCGCGTCTCGATGTGGTGACGCTGAACGGCACGAGCTACGTCTCGCAGGTTGGCGACAACCGCGAAAAGCCGAGCAAGACCGCAAAGGGCTGGACCGTCCTTGCCGCCCGTGGCTCCGCTGCCGGCGGTGGTGGCGGCTCATTCTCGGAACCGGCCAGCCTGCAAACGCTCGCGGCTGGCGCCACAATCACCTGGGACATGATCAACCCTGTCGCCACGGTCACGATTGGCGCGGCGGCAAACGCTTTCACGTTCCAGAACGCGCGCGCGGGCGGAACCTATGTCCTGATCGTGAAGCAGGACAGCAACGGCAGTCGCACCGTGACTTGGCCGAGCGCCGTCAAATGGCCGGGAGGCTCCGCGCCGATCCTGACCACGACCGCCAACTATTCCGACGTGCTCTATCTGACCTACGACGGCACCTACTACTACGGCTCAATGGCGCAGAACTACGCCTAACCGCCATGCAGATCGTTGCACCCAGACCAGCGCAGACCGCGCTGACGAGTCCCAAGGAGTTGCCTAATCTTGCTGCATGGTTTGATGCGCTGGATACGAGTACGATGCTCACGGGAGCGGGCACCACCATCACGGACGGCGGTGCGGTGGCGCTGTGGGGGGACAAGTCGGGGAATAGCGGGGTGAATTGTTTGGTGCTGCCTGGGGCGAGCGGCAATTCCGCGCAGGTTCCAGACGAGGCGGCGCTAGACATAACCGGCGACATTGATATTTCCGTAGATTGCGCGCTTGTTGACTGGACGCCAAGCGGCACAACCCCGTTTTGTGCAAAACGCGCAGGAAGCAGTCAGGAAGCGTACCAGTTTTGGATAGATTCCACGACCGGGTATATTACGCTTTCTTGGTGGAACTCGGGCGGCACCCTCGTATCAAAGGCGGCGACCGCGTTGCCAACGGTTTCTGATCTTGGCCGTATTTCTGTACGCGCAACCCTTGACGTTGATGACGGAGCCGGGAACTACGTCGTTAAGTTTTATACTTCGCCCGTATTTGGGTCTGGATGGGCGCAGCTTGGAAACACAGTAACAACTGCCGGCACGACAAGCATCAGGGCCACCACCGCGCCATTCTACGTTGGATACGACGGGTCTTCCGCGTATTCCGGAGGAAGGACCTACCGCGCCGTTGTTAAGTCAGGCATCGACGGCACCACCGTCCTCGACATCGACTTCTCCACCGCCGGCAAGAAGCTCGCCAACGGCGACACCTTCGTCTGCGCGACGGGGCAGACCGTAACGCTGAACAGCTCCGGTGCCACTGGCGCACGCATTGCGGGTGAGCGGGACCTATTCCAAGGCACGCTGGCGAATAGGCCGGTTTATCTGGCGTATAACGGGACGAAGTATGGGTACTTGAACGCGACTGCTGGAAACTATTTTAGCACGCCGGATAGCGCGGCGGTCAGCGTTACGGAAGACATTGACATTCGCGTTTGCGTCGCAATGGCGGACTGGACCCCTGCTTCAACTGCAAACATTATCGGCCGTTTTGATTCCAATAATGACCAGCGATCTTATGCGCTTTTCTTGTCATCTGATGGAAAGCTGAACTTTTGGACTACCACCAACGGGCAGGTTGGGACTTATGTGCAGGCAGCCTCTACCGTTGCAACTGGAATTTCGGACTTGTCCCAAAAGTGGATTCGCGTCACGCGCGACGTTGACAATGGAGCAAGCGGAAACGACACCGCGTTTTATTTGTCCGACGATGGAGTAACATGGACACAACTTGGAACAACGGTTACTATCGCCGGCGCCACGAGCATTTTTGATGGGTCCGCGCCCGTCTCGCTGGGGTGTACGTTGCTTGCCGGGGCCGGCTCTATTGCAAACATTGCTGGCCGCATCTACCGCGCCCAAATCTACGACGGCATCGGCGGAACCCTAGTAGCCGACTTCAACCCCGCCCTCTACACCAGCGGCACCACCTTCACCGCATCAACCGGCGAGGTCTGGACCATCAACGGCGGTGCGCACATTGTGACGCGGACGGGGCTGTATTTTGATGGCAGCAATGACTACTTTAAGACGGCGGCGTTCTCGCTGAGTCAGCCGGAAACGGTGTATTTCACTGGAGAGCAGGTTTCGTGGACAACAAACGACCGCCTGTATTCCGGCAACGCTGGAACTCCGCCGATTATCTTCCAGAGAACAGGGAGCCCCGCGTTGGCTTTTTATGCCGGGTCAATTATCGGAAACACCGCCGGCCCTGCCATCAAAACATTTGCAACTATTCCGGCGGTGTTTAATGGCGCATCTAGCACGTTGCGCATAAATCGCGCCGCATCACTTGCTGGCGACGTTGGGGCAAGTGGCTCTAATGGCTTTACGGTTGGATCGGAGCATGACGGCTCGCTTCCGGCTAACATTTTCGTGTCGGAAATTCCTATCTACTCCGCCGCCCACGCCACCGCCACGCAGGACCGCATGGCGCTGTACGCTGGTCGTCGCCACTCGTTTGCCGCCTAACAATGCGCTGGCTCCTCATAACCGCATTGGTGCTGCTGGCGGCTGGCGCACTTGGCTGGCGCTCCATCCCGACTAACGCACCAAAGCCGCCTTGCCTCGTGTGGATCGGCGTAGGCGGCAAGTCCATGCTGCCGAAGTACCCCGAGGCGCACCTGCTGGAAATGGACACGAATTATCCTTTCGAGCGCCTTGTGGTCGGCGACGAAGTAGTTTTTTGGGACTACCGGCGCGACGGCGGCAACGTGATCACGTTCCATCAGATTGTCGCCAAGCAGGGCGGGCACTTCATCACGCAGGGGCTTAACCGCGCCACCAACCCGCGCCCCGATGATTCCTGGCTCACGCGGGACAACTACCAAGGGCGCGCCACCGGACGCTCGACGCTCGCGGTGTATGCGCCGGCAAAGCCATGAAGCACAATCGCGGCACAATCGGCGTTGATCTGCTCGTAGTCGCTGGCGTTGCGCTGGCGGTTGGCGTGTTCGCAGGCGGGTGGAAACCGCTGGAACTGTTCCGCAAAAAGCCGCCGACCGCTGAACTGTCCAAGCTGCAAACGGAGTTGGCGCTAGTTCAGGCCGAGCGCGATGTAGCCTTGCGTGCGCAGGAAGCGGCGAAGGAACTGGAACGCGGCAAACAAGAGGCGCAGGTGCGCCACGCGCAGCAGATGCAATCGGGCGCAATCAC